CACGCGCCGGCTTGTTGACCTGTGCCGATTAACGTGAGTTCAAGGCTTGATGAAAATGTAGACATAGTGTGTTCCTTTTTTTATTGTTTGGCAGCGGCGACTGGATCAAGTGTCCATGTCACATTCGAAGCTGCAATCAAACTTTCAATGTCTGTAGCTGCCGCAATAGCTGTACGCGCTGTTTGAGCTTCGGTGCGAATTTGAGCACGCCAAGTCTTCCAACCTGAGTCTAATGCCGTGCCAGTTTCAGCGGCTTTAATGGCCATGTAATCGCTTGGAGACAGCAAAGAATGAGCCGTGGCATTGATCTGTGCTGTGGCGCTGTCTTTGAGCTGAGTCAAGTCTTTGGGCGTTGCATTGAACGTGCCATCGTTATTGGGTGTCACCCAGTAGTAGCGATCATCAGGGCGTGGCTGATCCGCAACCTCCGTGATGCCAATGGCTTCTTTCTCCGCAAGCGTTGAAAGACGTAACCAGTTGGCTGGATATTGCACACCGTTATGCTCAAAAGCATTGTCGGGGCTGAGTGGTTGACCGTTTAGTAAAAACATGAGTTACCTCGCTAGATATGAAATTGCTTTAAGCATTAAGTCAGGACTGTCTTTTAACAATCCTAACGCTGTGTTGCATGAATCACAAAGCAATCCTCTGACTCTACCAGTTGTATGGCAATGGTCAATGCTTAATCGCTTTTTGTGAGTGTTGGGGGGCAATGAACCACATATTGCACACGCACCATTTTGTTTTTCCAACAATTTGTTGTATTCGTCAAAATCAAGGCCGTAGTTATTTTTCATGTGCCATTCAAGGTCGTATTCTTTTGTTTGGCTACGACCATGTTTGTACGCAGGAGATTGTTCGCCTTTACGTTTTTGCAAACATCCCCAAGATTTTGTTCTGCCATAACGAATGTTCCCAGTGTTTAACACTGTTTCGTTACCGCAGTCACATTTACACAGCCAGCGCCATTGACCGTTTTTGGTTTTCTGTTCTGTGCGGCTTACAACCGTAAGCAGGTTGTATTTGTGGCCTGTAATGTTGATTGACTTTGGCATAGGTCAGCGGGCAAGAGAGACTTTAAAAGGTGATTCGGCAAAGGTTGCGTAGATGTAAGTTTCACCTGACGCATTTCCACCACCAGATACATTTTTTAATTTAAAACCATTTGACAATATATCAAGAATCGGTCTTCCATCTGCTTCTGCTCCGTTTGTGTTTGGAAGCAATTGCAATCCTGCTACGTTATATGTATCTCTTGATGTATCATAAATTTGCCAATTTTCTGAACTTGAAGAACGCTTTAATAAAATAAACCGTGGTCTAAATCCACAATACACAAAAGGACCATCAGTAGACCCGTTACCCGTGTATGACCCAAACTTGCTGAAACCAGCTACTGCAGACCAGCAGTAAGCAATCATTGTGTTTCCGCTGTTGTTTGTTGAGCCGCCAACTCCAACGCTGAAAACACTGCTTGTTGGTGCGGTGTTGTTCCAAAAATTCGCTGAAGATGCAGCGGCAGCAGTTGTGTCAAGCAAAAGATATTGTGTTGCGCCAATCGCAGAATGGTAAACACCCCAATCAGCACCAGAAGCAGAACGAACTTTTGTGATGATAAAAGAAGGAGCAACACCAAGCCCATGACCCACGGTAGCATTTGCACCTGTGCCTGTGTAGGTGACGATGCTAAATCCAGCCGTAGCATTCACACTCACAGTTGATGTGATAGTGCCGTTGGTGTTGGATGATGATGAACCAGCGCCTGCTTGCCATTGCCAACCAATGTATGTAACGGCGTTTGTGTTGACGCCGCCACCAACACTGTCAACGCCAACTGAATAGCCGTTGCTATTAAAAGCAGTCAAGCTATTTGCTTCTGACGTATCTCCATTGGTTGTGTTTGATTGCAAATCTACGTTTGTGCCTCTTAAAACATCAAACAATCTGTGAGAGTAAGAAGAGCTGCTGCGAGATTTGACCCAAACAAAGTCAGGCTTGAACGACACACCAGTTGTAGTGTTGTTGCTGTTCAAAATGTTTTGTGCAGCACCCGTACCCGTATAGGTCGTAGCAGCCATGTAAGACGCACCATTCACAATGGTTGGCGTTGGCAAGTTGTATGTGTTCAGAGCCACAAAGCCTGTGGGTGGGGTGTAGCTGAACGGGCGTTGACCAAAGTTTATTTCACCACTTGCTGCATAAGAACCAACCACAATATCAATATCGTTTGTGGCAGAAATAGACGTTGTTCCAACCAGCGCGTTGTTGCGATAAGTGCTGACTTGATTATTTACACGGTCTATGGCGAGTGCAAGGACTTCACCAGATGTCGTTGTTGTGTAAATGGTTGCTATATCGCCAGCCGAAGCTGTCAACGCCATAGATGGCGTACACAATCCAAGAAACGATACGTTGTTTGATGTCCACGGTTGAGTCGATGTAAATTCAACATAGAACTTACTGCCAACTGCTGGCTGCATTGTTGCGCGAGCATTAGCCCAATATGCGTTCGTGTTTTGATACCGCAAATTTCCGTTACTCAAGAATGTATTTGAGTACGCGTTGAGAAAATTTATTACTGGGTAATTCCCACGACCATTCCCGCCATCAGCGTAAGGCGTTGGCACATCAATCATGCTGTCGTAGGTAACACCAGTAGTCAGAGAGATGTTGTTGGTTGTCCAGTTGTTGCTGTTGCCAGACGTATCGTAGCCAAGCGTTGTGGTGGACGCATTGTTGTTGAAGTTCAGATAGTAACCGTTAGTCCCATAAGTACCGCTGTACTTGATAGGTTGCCACACACCTGTTGTAGTGTTGTATGCGCCAAACGATGATGGTGTTAGGGCTTGACCGTCAATGAAGTTGACTTCAGTGAGGTAGCCGTCAAAATATGTTCCAGCCGTATATGCTCCGTTTATAACTTGCGCTCCGATTGAGTGCAACGTGCTTGCATGGTTAAATGAATACGTTGTATTAGAAACGGTTGTGCCAGTCGTTGTCTGAGCTACGCCATTTACATAAATCGTCACCGTTGTTGTTGTGGCGTTGTACGACAAAACAATGTGATACCAAGATGAAGGGTCACGATAAACAGCATTTGTAACAAGGTTTACTGTTACAGCGCCACCAGTAAAAAACTGCAATTGGTCTGATGAGTTGAATCTGAACCCGTCATAAGCAGGTGATGCGCCTGTACTGGCATTAAACAATGAACTAATTATTCCAAGAGAACCACGTTTAACCCACGCACTCCATGTCCAAATTTTTTCGTTTGTTGGCGTAGTAAATGTTCTATTTAAATAGGCAGATGCAGACGAACGAAACCGCAAGCTGCGGTTAAGTGTGTAGCCACTTGGGTTGCTTGCAGATAAAACTGGAAACGTCATTACGCCACCGCCTGTGAAATTCCTTGTTGGTACAAGTTTGTGCCATCACTTCTGAACACAAAGTAATCTTTTGCTCCAGCGGCAGTTGACAGAGTTGGCGCTGTGCCGTTTGCCCACTTAAACACTGAGTTCCATGATAGCGTATTTGATCCGCCATTCTGGATCACCGCAAGGGCATAGAACGCACCGTTGGACAAGTTTGTTGGTGCACCCATGGTGCGGTTGGTTGAAACAAACGTGAATGTTGCCACTTGACCTTTTGAGGTGTCCCAAGCAATTGTTGCAGCGTCAGTTAAGTTGATGTTTGGCGCGTATGTTGTGCTTGGGATTGATGTGATGCCTGTCGTGTTGATGGTCATCGCATCAGTCGCAGAGCTGCCAATCACAAGGTGAATTGCGTTTGAGCCGATTGTGCCCAACACCAAGTCGGTGCTGCCAGACAAAAAGAACGCATACCCAGCGGCATTGATTGAGCCTGTGCCAGTGTAACCCGATGAGTTGATACCCACGGTGGCAAAGTTGGTTGTGGCCGTTCCTGAGTCGTTGTAAGCAATGAACTCAGTCGAAGCAGCAGTGCCGTTTGACTTGTTTTGCAAGACGGCTTGCAAATAACCGTTGGTCGTACCAACGCCATTTGACACAATGCCCGTGTCGCTGAAACTTAGCGTGCCACCAATTTGGAAGTTGCTGGTGTTTGACGATGTCAGCGCAGAGATGCTCAAAGACGCCGCAGGAGCAACGAATGTTGTCCCGTTGAATGTAAACGTTGAGCTTGATTGGTACGCGCTGGTGCCGTTGCCATACGGAATATAGTTGGCCGTCAAGCTTGACAAACCTGTACCGCCGTTTGCGACACCCAAGATGCCTGTAACTTGAGTTGCCAAGTTGACAGTACCAATGATCTGTTTTAAGTTGCCGTTGGTATCGTAGCTTCCATCGGTTGTCCAAGTATCCCCAACCTGCAAAGTGACTTTGACAATTGTTCTTGTGCTGGCAGAGTTTACGTATCCCACTGTGACCGTTACCGCCGCTGTGTCGGTGTTCTCGATGGTGATTGTTTTAACAATGCGTCGAGTTGAAGACGATGGTGATGCAACCAAAGTTACCGCAGTGATGCCGTTTAAAACGCCGTCGTTTGCACCCTCAACAAATGTTGAACCGTTGTTGTCGGCGTAAGCTGCAGTGAAGTTTGGATTTGTGGTGGCGGCAGCGCCGGACATGACCGCTGTAATTGATTTTGATGTTGTGTCTAAAATAAACATGAGCAGCCTTTATCCATTGATCCACGCATAAGCGTAAGAGTTTGTTTGTTCAAAACCAACCTGCTCTGCAGGATAGTCACACCACACATTGAGTGCACCCGAAAATGTCACAGCACTGCCAGAGTTGCTTGACGACAAAATGGTTGTGCGTGTCAGTGTTGGCCCTGAAATTGAATACGTACCAATACCAACTTCCCAGTTTCCAGAACTGTCTGTTGCAGTGTAATACGTTGTATTTCCATTTCCAATGACTGTGAAAGATTGAAACCCCGTCACAGAACCTGACAAGGTAAAACTGACAGTCGTATTGGCTGTGCCTGTCTGTTGTACGCGATCTGCTAAAACAAGTGCCATGTTCTTTCCTTATTGGATGTCATTGACATCAGTCCATCCAGCAGAAGTTCCTGTGTCCACCGCACTCCATGAAACGGTTTGCGTATCATCCACATTATTCCAGTTTGCAACCTGAGAGTCCACAATTGCAGCCCAGCCATACAAACTATAAAGCTCTGCAGCAACAAAGCTCTCAAAGATAGATTCGGCAAAATGCGCAACAATGCTGTTCACATCATTGCCTGTAACGTTTTCTACCAAAGATTCCAGAAATGCAGCAGAAGCAACGTAGGCGGCAGCAGGAGAATAGTTTTCAACAATTGAAAAAAACAGTGCGTTGGCAATTGCTTCTACGTCAGCTGATGTAAACGCTTCCGTTACAGACGCTGCAAATTGAGCAGAAATTACATCCGACTCAGCAGAAGTAAATCCTTCTGTATCACTTACACTAAATTGCGCATTGATGGTTGGGGAGTCTGCAGAATTGTAACCTTCAACAATGCCTTCATACAAAACAGCATACTCTGCATTTGTATCGGCTGAAGTGAAAACTTCCGTGATTGTCTCAAGAAACGCAAAAACCTGCGTACTTAAATCTGCCGAACCGAAGTTTTCCGTAATAGAAAACGCATAGACATTATTGCCAAGCGTTGCAAACGGAGTTCTAGCAAATGCGGCTATGCCAAACATCTACCACCCCTTAAGAAGTGGCTGTTGTGCTGTACGTAACGCTGACGGTGTCACCTGCAGTTGTTGCCTTGGCCGTTCCAAACAGTCCTTCCGAGTACAGAGTACCTGCAGTAGAACCTTGCGTATTGACGGCGCCAGTACCCAACACCAAGAAACAACCGTAAACCGTGCCGCCAGAACCAGTGATGGTGTATGTGATGGCGGAAGCAGTTGATGATGTCACGTTGGATGGTGTTGAACCTGTTGATGTGGCAGATCCAAATGAAGCTGTGCCGCGCACTGCAGAGCCGACCACGGTGTAAGCGGTGAACTCCGTCCATGTGTGCGATGCCATAGTGTCAGACGCAGCTGCTGTAAATGTGTTGCCGATCAAACCAAGATAAGGGCCTGTAACGCTGTACGAACTGCCTTTGAGAAAGGTGTCAAGCATCAGTTGTTTGCCCACGGCCACAACCAAATTGGGGAACTCGTCAACCCACTTTAGCTTACCGTCTTTATCGCGGCACTCAACGTGATACCAGCCTTCAACGCCCATGCCCTCGGGGATGGTGGCTTTGGCTTGCATTGTGGCAACAGCGTGGTCACCAAAGTTTGAAATTTCGTTTGCCATGTTAGCTCCTTAAGCGATGCGGATGATCGCTGATGTGTTTGTCACTGCAGGAAATTGTACGGTGAATGTAGCGTTGGATACCTTGTTGCTGCCGAAGTCCAAAACGCAAACAGCCGGGTTGGTTGTGCCGTTGTTCAAATAGATCAAAGCCCCGCGAGCAGTAATTGGGCCAGTCCAAGATGCGTTTGCAAATGAAATGTACGCCGTGTCGCCGCTGGTTCCCGTTGTTGGGGTTTGCGTAATGGTCAACAGTTGGCCACCTGCTGCGTAGCTACCGCCTGTGGTTTCGCCCACGTTTGTGTACGCAGTTGTCGTTTGGTTCAGCGTTGCCGCGTTGGTGTACAACGCAATGTAGTACGTGCCCGAGGTGAAGTTGTACACCCCGTTCATCAAACCTGTTTTGAAGGCGTCGCACGCCCAGTTCCCATTGAACGCCATATCAAGTCACCGCCTGTCTGTACTGGGGCACGCGGTACGCATCGGTTCTTTCCAAACCATCGCCCAAACGTTTGGCCAACTGCAACGCTTCTTTGTACTTGTCGTCATACATCTTGATAACGTCCACTTCACCTTTCATGAAGGTGTATGCTTCAACCAAGCAGCCGTAAAGCAACACAGTATCAAAGTTTTGGCCAAGCCAAGAAGTGCCGCTTGCGTTGGTGATGGAAGCAACAGGCACGGAAAAACCTGAACCTGCGCCCCCAATACTTGTAGCGGCAACGGAAAGCACGTCCCCAGCGGTGTACTGGCATCCAGCCGAGGTCACGGTTACGGTAGTAACAGCGCCGCCGGAAACGGTTACGGTGGCCGTAACCCCGGAACCTGTGCCGCCAGTCAAAGGCACATCAAAATACGTACCATTAACATAGTTGGAGCCGCCTGTTACGGAACCCAGCGCTGCAATTTCGGCCTGAATAATCGACGCGGGGTAGTAGTAATAATGTAATTCAACGCTGTAGCTTTGGTCAGGGGTAGGCCCCATTAAAAAAGACAGGTTGTTAGTGACGCTGCCGCCAGAAATTGTGGGGCCAAACAAAGCGTAGTACGCGGGTTCTCCCGTGCTGGTTGCGGTAGGGTAGGCTTCTCGAATAAAGTTGACGTCTTTGTTCAATAAAAAAGTGTAGTTACCCGAAGGGTCAATAACGGCTAGTGAATACACCGACAAAAAGTCCGTGGGCGCAGACAAATAAGGGCTTGTACTGGTCACTGTCCCTGTCACGTTTTTGCGCAACGAAGGGAACTGGATGACGTTAAAAATGCGCTGTTCGGCCTGCTCGATAAAACGATTAATTTGTGTATTGGTAGAAACAAGTGTGCCGTCCGCCAAATACATTGGCGGGAACTGGTTTTCCGTATACGACTGAATCGCGTTAACGAGTTCTTGGTAGGTCATGCCATTGGGCCTCGGGCCATCACGCCTTTAGTTGCTGCGCCAGTGCCACGGATTTTGATGCCTGTGGATTTTGGTTCAGCAGTGATATTGCCAAGGCTCACACGGCGTGCAGGCATACCACCGGGAGTGGATTCATCAGCTTTCATGGTATTGGGATCGGTCATGTACTCAACGCCAGAATCGGCTTTGGACATGGCTTTGCCGCTCATGGTGTGAGGTTTGGCGTACACAGAAGCGGAACCCACCTCTTTGCCGCCTTTTTTCATGCTGTACTTGGCCATATTAGCCTCCGCGTTGGTTTTTAGCGCGAGCCATGTTGCGACCCATTGCACGCATGTCTTTGCCGGTAGGACCGCCTTTTTTCAACTTGGTCAAGTTGGTCTTTTTGTTCTCGTGCAACTGTTTGTCGTGCATACCAAAAGCTTTTTTGATGAGCTTCTTGTCCTGAGCCATGTCAGATTTTTCGGTTTCCATTTTTGCCATGATCGACTCCTTACGTCGTTTGAACTGTAACTGTACCAATACTCACGCTCAATGCCAAGTTATTTGGCGTTAGCGCAGCATCAAAATACTCGGAGCCTCCCACTGGGTTCCAACCCCATTGAAAAACCCGACTGCCGCCTTCGTTGACGCCGTACCCTGCTTGAGTCACGCCGCCATTCACTTTTATCTGCAAACCATCGTTGCCAGAAACGTAGTAACTACGGTCTGGGCGCGGGTTGCGCACGCCTTGTGGATCATCCACTGGGAACTCGCCCAAGTGTAACTGCGGATGGTCAGGATCCCAACATGGGCCGCACACCAACAACTCGTAGTTTCTGCCCTTGACGACCTCGCGTTTGAGACCGGTCAGCTTGAAGCGAAAACCACAGCGATCGCACTCCGCAATCGAATTCTTGCCGGATGCAAACCGATTACCCATCAGGTGCCCCCGATGAACATTTGTCTAGGCACGAGACGCAACGCGGCGCGTTCTTGATCTTCGTCTGCTGCCGTCATCCACGCTTCGTCGTACTGCTGCTTCAAAACACCCAATCGCTCCATACCGCCGGGCACTTTGAGCGCAATGTAGTAGGCCAGCCCTGCGGCCATGCAAGGAATAAAGCGAAATGGCACGTCCATCACGTTGACACCGTTGCCGGCATCCTGCGTGCGGCGCAGCCGCCAGTACACAAACTGGTATTGCTGCGAATTGTCTGGGGTTGGCCACACTGTGACGGCAGGCAAGTACTGTATTGACACGGCAGCGCCACTATTGTGCGCAGCGGCGGTTGTGTTGTTTTGCCCACGGAAACAGTTGTACAGATTTGTGCCGTCGGTGTAGCCGTAATTGATGGTTTCGTTATCAATTTGCACAAAACCTGCGTAGGGCATTCCCACAGTGGAGCCAACGGGGATTGTGGTGGCCGTGGCGCTGATTGCCGCCGTCAAAGTGGTGCTGGAAGACGATGTTTGGCCATCCAAACGCTGTACCCACACCTGAATTGGACGCGCTTGCTGCAATTTGTTGGGCAAAGTCGCGTAGGTTGACACGCTGATGCGCGTGATTGTCAAATCCGCTTGTGTGGAAGCCACATTTGCCCCCGTGCGGATAACATGTTCTAGCAAATCTACGGTGTCATTGGGCAGCGCGTAGGTATTTTGACCCGGAACCAAGGTAATTTCGCCTTGGTCAATCGTCCACATGTTGACGCCACGGTTTGCCCAGTCAGCAAACAGTAAGTTTAGGGAACGACGGGCTGTGCGCAGGTCGTAGCCAGTGCGCAATTCGCTTCCGGCGCGTTCAAACGCCTCCTCAACCAAGTCGGTGAGTTGCAGATTGAACGATGTTGAGCCGGAAGTTACTGTTGCCATGATTATTTCTTCGCAGTTTTTGCGGAATCAATGAATGCCTGCTCCGTTGGAGCACCCTTAGCACCGGGTTTGCGCATTTTCTCACCACGCTTGCGCTTGGCGTTGATGTTCGCATAAAGACCGACTTTGCCGCCCTTTTTGTACTCGGTGAAGTCGGTGTCGTCGCGGCGTGCTTTGCGCGTACCGCTTGGCATCTTTGAGGAGGCAACCGCCCCCATACCGCGACTGGGCATCATTTGCGAGTCATCCCGCCACCGCACATGGCTTTGACTTTTTCCTGTTCGTACTGATGGCCAGCGCCGTGCTTTTTGAACATTTCGCTGTGGTGCATGTGACCGCCGGCAGAGTGTTTTTCCACGGCCTTGTGGTGCATTTCGTGCGCAGGAAACTTGTCTTCGTTCATGTAAGGAAAATCGTTTTTCATTTGAAACTCCTTATTTCATTTTTTTGGCCATACCGCCGCGTTTCATCGCGGGGCCAGTGCCGATATCGTTGCCAGCCATTTTGATGACGCGACCTTTGGTCTTACCGCGCTCGGCCAAACCATCACGGCTAGGAGCAGCAGTGCGCACCTTGGCCATTTTTTCGGTTGTCAAACCCTTTTTTTCGCTAGTACCAGTGGTACCTGTTGTACTTCCTTTAGCCATGAGGCCTCCTGTAGAAAATTTGCGGCCTTTGTCGGCCTTGCTGAAATCTTGTCCCACAGACTGAGGGACTCCGGCTTTCTTGGCGAACGCGGCGTTGTGCGCCACGGCCTCCATGAAATTGTGTTGCTTTTTGCTAGTTGAGGGCACTTCTTTGCTCCCTCATGTAAGCATCCAGCTTGTCGTTGAGTTTATCGAAACGTGAGTCCATGTGCAAAAGAAATTTGTCCATTTCGGCCTGCGTCACGTTGTCGCGTGCAATTTCTTCTCGCGTGCGGTTCAAAAGAATCGTCACACGGTTGAGTTCGGTGGACTTTTCTTTCAAGTTCCACGCCAGCAAACCAATGAAGGTGGTCAGCAAAATGTTCCAGATGGGAATTTCCATGTCAGCACTTCCACGCCCGAAGGCTTTTGTTAATCCGGCTGTCTGGGTCTCTGGCGGTCTTGGTCGAAGTCAATTTCTTCTTCATCCCTTCCATCCGCGCACAGAAAGAATCCTTGCGTTTGCCGCCTTCGGGCTGAGGTGCTTTTAAGTTCATCCCCGCCTTCTTTGCGGACGCCCGCCCTTTGGCGTTCAAGCCGCCATTGGGATTCTTGCCTTCTTTGCGTTGCCATGCTAGTGTCTTTGCCATGTTATGCCGCCTTCAATTTTGCCTGACGTTGTTCTTCAAGCATAGGCTTGATAACGTCTTCAACAAAGTCGCGTTTGAACTCTTCTTGGCCGATGTGGGGCAGGCTAATCTCAGCATCCACCCAGCACTCAAATCCTGCCTCGCGTGCGCGATCGCAGAACAGGTAGTCCTCGCCGGTGTACTTCTTGTCGCGCAAGGCAAAGTCAAACACCGCAAATGCAGTTTCATTCTCGCGGGTCTCGTACTCCCACTCGGGATGGTCAGCAATGAGCTTCTCGATCACGTAGCGCTTGATGAGCATGAACCCTGTGCCCACACGGTTGACCTTGAGCATGGATCCGTCAAAGATCATGTCGCCGTTGTCGTCGCGGGGGATGTCAAGGAAGAAAAATTTGTCCGAGGCGCGGCGTGGGTACAGGCCGGCAGCAACGTCTTTGTCGCTACTCTGCGCCAGCAAGCGCATCACGTCGTCGGGCATGACTACCACATCGGAGTCAAGGAACAGCATCTCGGTGCAGTCGGACTTCATGAATTCGTTGACCAAAGAGTTGCGTGCCATCGGGATGATGGAGCAGCCGGCCATGTAGCTCAAATCGATGCTGACCCCGTGTTTGTGCGCAAGAGGCATGAGCGAAGCCAGACTGAAAGCTGTTCGGATGTTCAGCTTCCCGTCATACGTGGGGATCGCAATAAAAACCTTGCGCCCCGCTAGCTCAACTTGCTTGGTATCAGCCATACTGAATTGTCTGGAAAGTGATGTTGGTCACAACAACATAGACGCCGTTGAACGCCAAAATGCCTTCGCCAGAGAAAATGGTTTGGAAAGGCTGAAGCGCCGTGCCGGTGTTGTAGCTGGTCAACCACTTGTCTGTCGTGTAAATGCAGGCCGTGCCAGTTGCAATCGTTCCTGAATTCAGATCGTTGATTGTGAATGTGTTTGCATCTACAACAGTGATGGCGTAGTTGCCGGCAACCGCAGCAACACTCGAAGCTGGCGAGTAAGTGATGCCCGCGTTTTGACCTGTAGTCAAGCCATGGCCTGTTTTGGCCACGGTGACTGTGGTGCCGCTACGACCATAGGTCGCAGTCACAGGGGCGCTCGTTGTGTCAAAGACATCGATAGAACCGGCTGTACCGTTTCCACAATAGATCAAGTTTTTCAGACGAACGCGGCCAGAAACCATTAGGCCAGAGCCGCTGGAATGCGAACCCTTTACGTCATATTGCATTGTCATAGGTATCTCCTAAAGCCAAAGAAGGGGGCCGAAGCCCCCGCTCAATTAGTCGAAGTTACCGTATGGGTACGCGGTAGTGGTGCCGATGTTGTAGTCAGCTTGGGTGTAGCGCACTGCGGCAGTTAGAGTGCCGGCAGTAATGGTTGGCAATACGGTACCTGAACCGCCAGTGTAGGGGATAGTGAAGGTCACAACGACTTGCGAGAAACCAGCAGGTTCAACCACACCGGTAGGGTTGGTGAAGTCAAAAGTTGTGGCGTTTGTAGCCAACAACTGAGCGCCGTTTTGAGTGATGGTGTTGCGACCGGTTGCAGCGTTCACGGTGGTGATGCTGCCGTAGGTGGTGTCGTTGAATGCGTTGCCGATGCTTGCAGTCACAGTGCCCAATGTACCGCCAGTAGCGGTAATCACCACGTTGGTGTCGATCAAGAAATCGTTGATGTTGGCGCTGGTGGGCATGTAAAACACGATGCCGCGATACAAAGTACCAGAACCGCCTGTACCTGCATCAGCCGTGATAACTGCTGCGGTAGGAGGGTAAGCAGTAGCGCTGCGTGTGTAGACAGTGCCGTTGACGTTGGGGATCAAGTTGCCGTTGACAAACTGGCCAGAACCGCCAGAGTAACCCGCAGTGGCTGCGGTAAGGTTTGTCAAAACAATGGAGCAGTCTTGAACGAGGTCGGTGTAGCCGACGTTGCGAATGGGGCCAAAACGCGAGTCGCCCGAAAGAATTGGGCCTGCAAAAGTAGAACGTGCCATGACTAAAAGTCCTTATGCAAAAGTCCCTGTACCGATCGTTGCATCGTCTGCTGGGTCAGTGGTGGTACAGGTGAAGAATCCCAGACGTATGGTGACTATACATCATTTCGATGAGGTGTCAATAAGCTTGTTGGACTTCTTCAAGTTCTCTTCTTGCGTGATGACGCGCAGGTTCCACGGCACATGGAGGCCACAAACTTCTTCCCCTTGGATTGGGATAATGTGGTCAACTGCATAGCGCTGTTTAGTGGTGCGGCTCAACTCAATAGCCAAACGATATTGCAAACGAATTTCAAGCTTTTGTTCAGTGGTCAACCACTTCGGCGTGGCTTGGCGAAAACGGCGTCGGCGTAAACTGACCAACTCTTTGTACAAATCGGGATTACGGGTTTTGTATTCTTGTTTGTACGCTGTTTTTGCCGCATCAGGACGGGTCTGTGCCCTAGCAATAATTTCTTCTTTGTTACGTGCGTAGTATTCTTTTTTTGCTTTTTGTCCAGCATCCGACTGGTTATATTGCCTGAAGTAGTCGGCGCGGGTTTCGTTCCCTTTTGTCCACTCGGCCTTGAGGCAGTCAAGGCATGAGCCTTTGGTTTTGCGTGGGGCGATGTGGCCGTGTTTGCAGGGCTGACCGGTGAAATAGTATTTGCTGCCGGTTTGCTTTGCTTCCTCGCGGGACTTGGGTAAGTTTGTGGTGTCCATTTGTTTCTCCTGTTTTGACACAGGAAATTTTAGCATAAAAGAAAGGAGCCGAAGCCCCTAACTTTAATAAACTTTTTAGTTTATTAGAACGAGCCAGAAGAACCCCAAACACCTAATGGATCGCTGTAGCCGAACGAATAACGCTCGCGGGATTTGTAACGCACGTTACCTGTATCAAAATCCCCATCCATGGAATTTTGGAGGGCGATACGCTCGAAGTGTTTCAAACCGTTAGGAACGTCGGTAATCAAGAACCAAGCATTGACGTCGGTCAAGAAGTGGTTAACGGTGTAGCCTTCTGGGATGGCACCGTTGTTCTTGATCGCGTTAATGTCGTTGTTGTTTGTACCAACACGCAATTCTGTTTCGAGCAATCGAGTTGCAACGAACATCAATGATGGAGGAACAACCAATTTCTTGGGTTTGGCAGCGATCAAAAGACCGCGTTCGTCTGTCCAAGCAGCGATTTGAATAACGGCGGCTTCCAAAGAAGTCTCGTTCAAGTCGGCTTGAGTTGCAGGCGTATTGCTGTTGGTACCGCCGGAGACCAAGGGGTGTGCTGTAGAGAACAATTGCACGCCATCGCCACCAACGTAGCTGGAGCTAAAGCCGTTGTTCAAAACAGAAGCTGCCTTGACTTGTTTGGTGTACGCCATTGCGCGAGCCAAGCCTTTGGTGTAGCGAGCAGACAAGCTGTCGTACAAGTTGTCTTCGATTGCCTCTTCGGTAATCGAGAAACCCAAAGCGATGGTTTCGTGGTTGTAGCGTGCGGTCCATGCTTCTTGAGCGTTGTCATACGCGATGGCAGAACCCTCGTTTTTGACTGGTGCAGCAGAGAAACCAGACAGTTTGGTTTCTTCTTCGAAGCTACGTTCCGAAGTTTCGGTTTCGTAGATTTCTTTGTGCTCTTCGCCGTAGCGAGCATATTCCAAACCGAACAATGCGTTCAGGCCGGGGAGCAATTCTTTTAACAGTTGTGCGCGTGAAACAGCCATGATTTACTCCTTAGGCACCAGTTTGGTCGTTGTATTGAGCTGTGTTCAGCTTGACGACAAACTCGTAGTAGGTCGTGGCTGTTGCAGTGCGGACGCCAGTTGCGGTATCAACAATAACGTCGATCACGCGAATAGGCAGGGTGTTGGTGGTTGTGGCGGACGAGCCGTCAATACCATAGGCAGAATCACCAGTAGTGGTGCTACCGACGTTTGCAACCAAAGCCACGTTCTTGCCCACGATGCTGCGAGCGTAAGCGGCAGGAGTGGTAGAACCAGCAGTAGTAGCCACGACTTTGAACACGGCGTTGGGATCATCCACAACATAGGCGTAGGCCAATGCAGTAGTGGTGGACGCGGCTGCGGGGTAGTATTGACCTTCGACAGTCTGACCCAACGAGTTCACGTATTGGCAACCAACGACGACACCGACAATGTCACCAGAGTTGGTTGTAGAAGCTGCCACGAGGTAGCCGCCGCTTTCTTTCACGGTGTCACCGTTCAAGATTGCAGTAGCGTAGCCTGCGGCCACGGGGATTTGACGGATCGCTCCGGCATATGGCAGGCCATCCAGACGCTGGAGGGGCTTGAAGCCATAGGTGCTGCTAACTGTAGGGTATGCCATTTAAGGACTCCTTGTTACTTTGAACCTGAACCAAACCCAACACCGCGAGTCGTTGAAGATTTTTTCTCTGCAAACAACGTCGCCATGCGTGGGTCACTATTTCTCATGAAGTGGTTGTCCACTGATTCCATCTGGTTTTGAGCTTGGTTGGCGTAGTACTCGTTGCGAGCTTCGATTTTTTCCTTTGCAGCTATGCAAAGCATCAAACCGCCGATTTCAACGTTTCCTGACGCATCTCCCACAAGCATCAACTCCGGATGGTCAACTGCCTTCACTGGCACCCAACCTTCGCCCATCTTCATTGAGATGTTGCGTTGCTGGTGCTGTCCCATCACATGGGTGGCAATCCAGCGATAGACATAACCCGGCTTAGGTGTCGGATCAGGCAAGTTTGAGGGCGGCACATAGACTGCCCGAGCTGATTTTTCGCGTGACACTAAATCACGAGGTGTGCGGTTTGTCGTGGTCATTTCAATTCTCCAATTTAGCTACTTGAGCAGCGTATTGCTGCGGGGTCAATCCAAAGCGTTTTGCAAGCGCGATTTGCGTATGCGTGAGTTGGACTTTCTTCGCTCCAGAAGTCCTTGTCGCTGGTGCAACAACGGACGCCGGTTTTCTCGGAGTCTCGACAGTAGACCTTGACTTACCATCGTCGCCCCCAAAAACTTCGGGAAACTTCGATTTCACGCGAGCGTCAATTTGCTCGAAATACTCGTCGGAACGGGGGTCCATTCCTGAGTTCACTAATTTTTGATGCAGCCCTAGTGCAAAGCTGGTTACTTCTTCAAACCCGTTAGAACCGAACCACTGGTTTTTTGCCTGCCAGCGCAGCGTTTTTTCGTCCGGTTGAACCTTTTGGGGTTCTGTATAACGCGTTTGTACATCAAAATTTTCTTCTTGTAAAGGGGCTGGGCGAAAATTTTTCGCTTGTTCCACTTCAAGGCGTGCTTCCATCAGGGCTTCTTGAGCCGCAATAATCGCATCCGTGTCAAACGCTTCGGTGGCTTCTTTGAGTGCCT